TAGGGTTAGGTCGCCAGAGGCATTTGCTATGTCTCCCGTGACTTGAATTCCTGTGGCGCTGGTGGCTAGTTTAGTTGAACCTGCATGTGTAATCTCAACTTCGGCATTTTGCTTGGCGACTAATGCGTTAACGCCGCCTGAAGTTGTTTGTATTCTAAAATCACCAGTAGTTTCTCGTAACCTTGCATGAAGCCCATCATGCCAAATCTGTAGGTCTGAGCCAGCTCCGAAGATGGCTTTCTTTCCGTCAGCCAGAAATATGTCATCCGCGAAGGTTACTTCTTCACTACTGTTGATAGTGATCGCGGTAGCATCAGCGGAGTCAGATACCGTGCGGCTTAATTCAGCTAGTTCGCGCGCCTTACTCATTCAGTGTCTCCTAGGGTGCAGTAGATGCTATGTGTGCAGCGTATGCGTCTTTACATGCTTGGGTAAAAACAACGCTACAGATTACCGAAACGTCATTGCCTTCTGGCGTTAGGTCAGCGTCAGGCATTACAACGTGGCGATGGAATGATCGTGAAATCTCATCACCGTCCCGCTTGATAACTGTTGCTGTTCTGACTTGAACGCATGACCAAGAGCCTTGACTGACTACTTCAATCTTGTCGTTCAGTTGTTCTTCTGTTAATGCCATTTTTATCTCCTATGGTTGGACTGTCTGCGCCTACTATCCAATAGACGTATGGTTCTTATGTTGTTATGTAAGTTCTTGAAAAATAAATTGAGCGTAGGTTTTCAAACTGGCTTATTGCAATGTAGTTATTGGGATCAGGAATACTTCTCCAGTAACAAAGTGACCCGTTGTTTCCATAAGCCAGCCCAAGCACATCAGACGTTGCGTTATCAACCCAAATAGATCCCCCAGTTTGAGGACCACCAGCTTGAGTAAAAGGTAAATTTGAAATAACCAAGGCTCCTGTTAAGGATGTAGTGTCATTTCTTATGAAATATCCAGTAATCGTGACTGTTTTACCGAATTTAGTATATGAACCTGAAGAAGAAGAAAGAACTAAAGTTGTTCCTGACCCATTACTTTCTTTGATAACAGGAGTCCAAGTCCCTTCCTCATAGTCATCCAGCTTGTTGGCTGCTGCCGTACCGCCTAGGTATGCACCACCTGACAGGTAGAGGTCTCCAAAATTATAAAGAGCAGACCCAAGATCCGTGCCATTATTAGTACCATTTCCATTACCGCCGCCAGCATGAATTGCGTCATCAGCGTCGTTGAAACGCAGCGTAGTGTTTCCTGTCCCTACATACATATCACCAGATTTAGTACCAATATTACCGACTGCTGTTCCTGAACCATCCTTTCTAAATACAAGAATGTCGCCATCAGAATCTCTTCGGTCGAAAATACCCGCCATTTGGTGAGAAGAAACTGCGTGAACATAACCACCGTTGTGCAATGCAACTGATGTTGCGTCCCCAGCTGAAGTGCCTGAGACGATCAAGTTGCCTGATGAGCCTATGGTCATTGCGGGTGAGTTGTTGACGTAGAACGCCATTGAATCAGCACTATGCGAATACTCAATTCTTCCGATATAAGCGGCTGTACCTGCTGTGCCGTCCGCGAAGAATATGTTACTTTGCGTACTCCCGTAGATTGTCATGCCTTTGCTGCCAGAGCCAGAACCCACGACCAGCGTATTAGCACCCGCGTTAAAATCGCTGGCAATACTATTTGAAATACCTAGGTTGCCTGAAGCATCCAGCGTCATGGCATTAACGGCTACCTGAGTCGCCCCAGCACTTACGCTTGCAAAGTTACGCCAAACGTGTGCGCCAGCACTTTGAAAAAACATTGCCCCCGCGCCAGTGTTTCTGGCTTTATAAACACTACCATCAAGATAGCTGTTGTCGCTCATTGCTGTTAGAGAAGCGCCAGTTTTAGATGCCCAGAATGCGCCAGCAGTACCTACTGTTAGGGCTAAATAAGATGATCCCCACGCTGGCGGAGCCACCCCAAGACCCACGTTGCCTGCATTAGAAATGGTCATAGCAGTAGTCCAGCTTATTGCTGCGTCTGCTGAACCTGATGCGGCTACATCAAAAATGTGTTCGCCGTTTTGCTGTTTATAAATAACAGCTTCATCGGTTTCTATGTATTTATATGCGCCATCTGAGTAGACGTTCGTGCCTAGGGCCGTGATGTCAGTAGTGCCTGCTTGATATGAACCGACAAAACCAATCGGCCCTATTTGCAATGCTTTCCAAGAAGCATGCCAAGCAGAGGGCACGACACCAAGACCCGCGTTGCCTGAGGCGGATATGCGGAGGCGTTCTGCGACTGAACCACCTTCTGATTTAGTGCTAAACGTCAGGTTAGCTCCAGAATCATCTCCAGCGTTACTGTCTGACGTGACGCTTCTGGCTTCAATAATTGCTACTTGCCTTCTGGTTGTAGCGCCTGCACCACTATTGTCTCGATTAAAATAAGAGATACTTCCTACAAGCCTGTCATTAACACTTGTAGAGCCTCCAACTTCTAAAGCACCAGTGTCTTCAAGACTACCACTTACCCCACCGTCAATGGTTAAGGCAACATTATAAGTACGTCCACCACCTATAGCAGGCGAATCCGTACCAATACCCACGTTTTGAGACGAATCAATCGTCATAGCTTTAGTTAGTACGTTCCCGCCAGTGTTAGTAAAAAAAGCTAAGTCGGTTTCGTTTGCATCACTACCACCTTCAATAGCTTGTATTTTTGTATTTACCGTTCTAACTGAGTTGGTAACCCCTAGCAAAATTGAAGCTGTTGTAGGCGATGCAGCCGTGTTTGTGTTTAGGATCTGAACACCTTCAAAGTCAGTCGCAGAAGCACTGACAGTAAGCCCATCCATCGTGGCAGTACCCGTGATGTCTATGCCTGAGGCGGTGGTGGCTAGTTTGGCTGCGTTATCGTAATAAAGAGTGACTGCGCCGTCTTTAGCAGCATTTAAATAATTTTCGCCGCCTATACTGCCCAAGACAATATTGTTATCGTCTTGGATGTAAATGTTTCCGCCTACACTTGCGCTGGCAGTTCTCATAACTCCGTGGTTGCCATTAAAATAAATCTCAAAATCGCTGCCATCGCCGAAGATGGCCATGTCGTTATCACCGAACGTCATATTGCCAGTAGACGCAAAGCTAGTCCCGCTGATCGCGTTACCCGAGATAGCCCCACGGGTAGTGCCGCCAATCGTTACACCGTCAAGTGAACCGCCCGATATCGTAGCGTTGTTACTTACGAGCGTGTTTAGGGTGGCTGTGCCAGTAGCACCGAGCGTCGTTGCTGTTATCGCAGTGCCGGTAATTGAGCCGCCCGTGATACCAACCGCCGCACCAGACTGACCGACAAAGTTGCCGTAAACCTCAATATCAATGATGTCAGCAGTGGTTGCACCAACGCCTAACGTCACCGTGTTGTTGGCTGAAGAAACACTGTAGTCCGTGCCTTGCACCAATCGAACACCGTTCATGTAAACCGAAACAAGTGCTGCTTGGTTAATGATCATGGTGGCTGAAGCGTTATCGGCTCCCGAAAAAACTGTCTGACCAGCAGTAGGGGTGTACTGGTAATTAGTCTTCACCCCTTCCACTGTTGCCGCATCAATGACATCAGTCAAAAGTGCAGCCGTCATTCTTAGTTCGACAATATCCCCTGCTGACCAAGTGCCAGCAGAGGTATTGTCTTGTGCTCTTACGATTGTGAAAGTGTTACTCGACAACGCCGTAGCCTTAACCACTTCACGGGCGGTGTTTGTCGCCCCTTGGATGGTTAAGTAGCAGTAGTCATCAGCGCCTGACAATGAAGGGAACGAGGAAGCAGACGCAACCGTCAACGAGGTCGCTGATGCGTTTATACCTGTGCCTACTGTCGTGCTGGCGTTGTTCGTAAACTTAACAGTCATCGTAAATTCCTATTGCTTGGCTTTACCCACATTGATGGCTACAGCCTCCAGCACCGGATAGATGTACTTCGCTAAAAAGGCATCATCCCGAGGCGTTGGAGTGGCAGCACAAATTGCGGACGCGATAGTGACAACCGCAGTTACGCAGTTAAAGATGGTTAGGATATCCACCTAAGAAGCCGTCACAGTCCAAGTGACAACCATCGAATCACTTTGGCCTTTATTGACCACTGCGAATACAGTGCGGCAAAGCATCGTCCCAGCACTGCTGGCATTTAGCACAGCTGCTTCAGTAATCGCAGCAGTTCCCGTACCAGCGCCAAATGTTGCAACGTAGGTAACATCAGCACCGCTTACGGCGGTTGAGGTTAGAGCTACCCGTGCCGACTCTCCGCCGAGAGCAGTATCGCCAACAGCTGCAGCAGTGCTTCCTGTGCCAATTGCCATGTGAGACATTGCGGTGGTAGTCGCATCTTTCATGCGGCTGGCTACATAGCCTTTACCTGTTGTGACAACTAAGTTGTCTACTTCTTGAACGACTTCATCGTTAATTGTGATGGTCAATCGACCTTTCATCGCTAAGTTACTTTCAAATTGCATAGTCTTGCTTCCTATTATTCATTGAAGGGGCTTAAGTTAAGTTGTGCTGCGTTCATGGCAGCGTTGCTAAACAGCGCAAAGCTGAAGTCTTCAGACATTGGCACTGAATCGGTGAGTCCTTTGCCGAAAAGGAGATCCTCATCATCGGAAAAAGAGAAAGTATCTGTGGGCAAAGCCTTGCTAAACCCAAACGCTTGAGAGTCAGAAAAACCAAACACGTTTGTTTTTGTGTTTGCGTAATCTTTAGCTAACGCATCTACCGTTGCGGCATCGTCCATAGAGAACGAATCAGTAAAGGCTCTGTTGTAACTAACGACTCGACCTAAAGACTCTGATAGAGGAACGGCTTCTGTAAAAGGTTTACCGAATAGGGAGCTAGCAGCTTCTGCCACGCTGAAAGAGTCTGACTTAGGTAAAGACATAGACGCTGTGTGCGCTTCAGTCATCGCTTGCGTGTCTGAAATCCCTTTACCTACGGCTGTGGTCTCGACTACATCTGCAAACCCTTGTGATTCAGTAAATCCTCTCGCGTATGCAACAACCCTGCTTAAAGACTCTAGGACGCTAAAAGAGTCATCAGTTGCTGCTTTCGAGAAAGACGAGACATAATTTTCAGTAGGAGTAACGCTGTCAGTAAACTCTCTGTTAAATGCTACGGTGCGACCAAATACATCACCCATGCCAAAGATGTTCTGCTTGAGGGCGCTTGTTGCTTTCTGAAGAGCGTCTACCGTTGCGGCATCATCAAGAACAAATGCGTCAGTGAACTCTCTGGAATACTGTACCGTCCGGTCCAGCGATTCAGTAATGAGTTGAGAGTCGGTTAGCCCTTTCCCAATGCCAAAGGAATCGATTGCCTCTGCAAGCCCAAAGGTGTCCGATAAGCCTTTACCTACACCTATCGCCTGATCATCGGAGAAGCCGAACAGGTTTGTTTTGGCACTGGCAACATCTTTTGTTACCGCGTCTACCGCCGTTATGTCGTCTAGTGCAAAGGCATCTGCGAAGGTTCTAAAAAAGGTAATTTGGGTTAGAACAGACTCACTGAACCCGAAGGTGTCGGCGGAAGCTTTCCCAAAAGAAACTGCTGAAGCATCTGCAAAAGTGAAAGTATCTGCATCGGCTGTTTTGCTAAACCCAATTTCAGGCGCATCGCTAAAAGCGTAGGTGTTGTAAAACCATTTATGCGGACTGTCTGCATCTAAAAACGAAGACACTTTGAGGTCAGCGAAACTTACACTGGATTTTGGGGAGCTATACTCAAGCGTGACCTTTGGGTCAAGCTTTGAGGTTATGACTATCTTGCTAGGCATTAGTCAAAATCTTCTCGGACTTTGAGCTTTATAAAGTCATAAACCGTTTGGATTCCCCCGCTTGAAAATGTGACCTCTATCTCTGCCTCGAAGGTGCCAGACGCATCAAGCGTACCTGTGGGAAAATTCGTCAGCACTTCCCCCGCAGTACCGTCACCTACAATGGTGCAGGTCAAAGTATTTTTAACTGCAGTGCCACCCAACTCGCGGATACGTATACGTACAGTTGCGCCACTTAAATTAATCGCCGCCCAAGTGTCTGAATTATTGGGGTCGAGCGTCTTCCCAGTAGCTGCCTGATTACTGTCTTTCAGCGTCAAAGTCAGGATTGGGAGAGTATCCCCCACCACTAAGTTGAGAGTATCGGAATATGCCATATCAACACCTATTTATACATGAAGTATATTAGTAACGCTAATTGTTTTCCACCCATAAATAATTACAGTTGGTTGTGAATTGGAATCAATCTGTTAGGTATTGACCGCCATCCGTCACGGAACACCGTATCTATGGTCTCGGCTGTAGGGCCTAGGAGCGGAATCAAGGGGCTACGGTTCCATTCTGCGTTCTGGTGCATCATCGCGCCCAATGACCACGGGCCTAAAAACCCTGATCTATCAAAAACTTCAAACATATATTCGCCCCAATCCATTCTATCTGACCGAAAATAGTCCTTTCCTTCTGGAGAAAACGGCAAAAGTTCGGATAACCCGTACTTAGCCCACTCCCGAGTCTCCATCGCAGCCATAGCTAGGGGCATAAATCCTACTGCTGCTAGAGCAAACACGCCTGCAACTGCTGGTAAAGACCCCCCTTCATCCCTCCTTGCTTTAGCTTCGGACATCGTGCCCTTAATAATGACTTTGTAAAAAGCGTAGAAATACCCTTTGAGCTGCCAAATCAGCGCAAATCTAGGGTCAGAACCCCACAAAGGTCGTTCAGCTGCATTGGGCCGCAGTATCGAGCTTTCGACAAACTGCTGCGCGGCTTGTTTTACTTTGATCGCTTCGGGAGAAGTAATATCAAGCTCATTATCAAAATATTTTTTGACTTCTTCTGCCGTCACGCCCAAGTCAGCAAGGTATCGTTCGGACCTTTCTTTGGGGAAGTAAGCATGTTCATGCAAAAATCGCTGCGCCATTCCAGCTGCAAACTCTCGGCTAAACCGAGTAAACAAATCCAGACCGATAACCTTGAAAAATTTGTCTGACCACTCTCGGGCTATTGGGTCCATGTAATCCAAGTCAGCTTCGCTAACCCAAGCGTTCGCCATACTTTCATTAGCGACAACGCCAATGTCTCTAGCGAACCGTTTAGTAGCTTCTCGATCTCCGATAAACTGACTTCTTAGCTCTTGAAAGGCAGCTTGAAAGCCTCCGAACTCTTTAAAATTTAAGATTGGTCCAGCTAGCTCGGGTATAGATGCGATAGTCGAGAAAGGAAGTATTGTTATAAACTGTAACAACTGCCCATAGCTATTGACTTTCCGTAACCACGGAGCCACTTCTTTGGTTTGATGGCCTAAATAAATAGAAATTATCTTTTCAGCTAAGGCTCGATCTTTACTGTCTAGCATATTGAGCATCGGCAACAACTTGCTAGTTCCACTCTCATCCTTGGTTGCCTTGTTCCACTCTACCCGTTTAGCGATCTGTCGCAGATATGTAGTGAGTGCAACGTCTGGGTCTTTTAGGAAACCTTTATCTGCTAGTAGCTGCCGATCAATACCGCGAGTTAAAGCTCTTGCATCAGCCCTACCCTCAGCAGGGTCAAGCCCCTCTACTTCAATCTCCTGCCCATTAATTACAGACTGTTGGTATTTAACGATTCGCTGTACAGCCTTACGTATTTGCTCTGGATCGCCAGCGGTTTGTGCCTCCAGCAATAGCGAGATAAAGGCATCGGGATTGTCAGCAATGGCCGCAAGATTCAACATCGTCGGGAAGTAGTTTTCTTGAAAATCTATCTTTAGATCAGGGGCATATCCCGCTTGGCTAGGTTCTATATACTCTCTGTGGATCTTCGCCAGAAAATCTCGTACTGCTTGAGCTTTTGTATTACTCGGATCTAATGGCCCTTCAATAGCTGCATCCTCAACAGCCTTCTGCACCTCTGGGTCATTTAGATCACCAATAGAGTCTTCGAACTCGTTTTTGAACGATCTATACTGCGTGTAATAAGAGCGGATGAACCCCATCCCCGCTTTGCCAGCAGACTGGGCAGGTATATAAAACATATCAGCAAGCCGAGAACTTATGCTGCGTAGCTGCCCATCGGCAGTAAGAATCACGCTAAAAATACCTTTATACTGATTCAGCCCAGATCGCAGTTTTCTCTTCCATACATCTGCGCGTCCCTCTACTCCGGGCGTAGCTGCGAGGCTTTCTCTAATCTTATTTACTCGTACAATGGCTGCAGGACTCCCTTCATATTCTGCTTTCATAGCCCTATTTATTTCAGTTTTGCGGCGAGCAAGTACGTTATCTAAATACTGCTGAAAGCCTTCAGCAACAGGTTGCCCAGCCCTTAGCTTAGTGAGCCTTGTAATTTCCGCGTACATTTTCTTAATTGCGTCAACAAGCCGTTTGAAATACGACTCCTTGATATTCTTCGGATTTGCAAACTCTCCAGCTGCTGCCCTTGAAAACTGATCGGCATACCATTCTTCGAATATTTTTTCCGCCGGGTAAGCTGATTCGTAAAAGTCGGCTAGTTCGGTATCTTGCTCTAAGTCTTTTAAAAAGCTGTTATACAGGCGTTCTAACAATGCTGGATTGTCTTTTAACGCTATACGTTCTTCTTCGAAAAAAGCATGGCCTAACTCATGGCTAATATCTAAAGCCGCCGCTAACGAATTTGGTGTACTACCTTCTGGTAGGAATCGATCATCGAAAATAATCTGATGTGCTGCTCCGCTATCATAGAAATAGAAAGCTATTGTTGCAGAATCATTAGTTAACATTTCTTGGATACGGTCGTATGCAAGCCTCGCTAGGGCAGGGTTTTCGTGGTTTCCAAACAATTGCTCGAACGTAAGACCCTCTAGCTGACTAAGCCCATAAATCGACGCTGTTTGTTTTAGGGGTAGTTTCTTGACCGCTCGGCCAATAAGGTAGGCAACTTGTTCGTTAATCGGGCCTAGTGGGTAAGTGACATTCTGTTTGGTCGTGCGTGATGGATTTTCACGCTGCGGCTTCCTAGGGGTTTTGTCTCTACCGTTACTTACCCTTCTCCCACGGCTAAATCTATCTAAGTTCTTTGGAGGATTATATTTAGCGGGGCCATCTATGCCGGGAGTTGCAACGGGCGGGACTTCTGATTCATTCCCTTCCATCCTTTCCATTTCAGTCGTACCATCAAAACCAATCTCGTCTTCAAAAATGACGTTGCCCATTGAGTCAACTGTTGGTTTACGTACCGCATCATCGTCATTTTGTAACGGGGTAGTGGGGGCAGACTCAACATTTCGTGGGAGTAGGGCTTTACCAAGCTTCAGGGGATTTCCACGTCCGTCTTTACCGACAACAACGTCGTAAATCCCGTCGAGTTCAGGTAATCGTGGGTAAGGAGCGTCAGGTTGCCCTTTAGTTATTACATCTTTGTAGTGTTTTCTATTCAGGGCGCTTTGTTTAACAAGAAGATCTACAAAATTAAGTAGGTTTTGAGGGCCGAATGGTGTGTCGATCTGAATCTTGTAGTCAGCGAGGGCTAGTTCACCTAGTATCGTGCTCAAAGCACCTGCGGTATCCCCATCGAAGCTAGCTTGATCGCGGGTTTGATTTATCCGTCGCCCAGCGTTTAGCAGGTCGATAAGGTTTGTGCGTCTTATTTTACCGTCTGGCGTCTTTATCCTGACGTTTGATCGCCGTGCTTGCTCACTCTTTGCAGCACGAGCCAACTCTATTTCTAAAAACTGATCGAGTGGAACCCGCCTTTCTCCCTGCCCATCTTTTACAGTAAAAGATTCCTCGAAGTTAAATACCTCAAGCTGCATATCCCCATCGGGCGTTTTATTAAACTCGACTTCAAGCCCTTGCCGCCGTGCATCAATTGCCTTACGAAGCATTGCGTCACTCATCACGCCCCAGAAATTATCTGAAAAATCGACGTTATACTGGCCACCGAACTCGTTCTTGAACTGAGTTCTTAGCGGCTCAGTACCTTCGAATACAGTGTCGGCGGTAGCTCTTGGTTTATAAGTCTGGCGGTCAACAAGCTCGCCCTCGATTTCCTCTAGCCCTGCTTCTTTAGCTTCAGATTCTTCAGTAACCTCGACCTGTTCATTAGGATCACTGACTTCATCGGGGTCGCTAAAGGACTCTTTCAACCCATCATTTCTATCTCTGAGCACTTCGTCAGGGGAGCGGGTAACTAATCTCCCGCCTTCAGGCATTAAGGCACGGCCTGCGTCTACTGCTTTTTGTTCACCCGCTTCATTCGTCAACTCCTCAGACACAACTCGGTCTTCGGCATCGAGGACTTGTACTACCCTGTCGCCGTCTGTCGGTTTAGTGTTACTGAAGCCAAGTGCTGCGGCTAAAACTGAATCGTCAGCTTTGCCCTCAACTACTGACACAACAACTTCTGCGTCAGGAGATATAATCGTGCCGCGTCCGGGGATAAAAGCGGCGTAGGCTTTTTGACCTTTGTGAGTGGTTTCTTTTACGCCAGTGGTCGCGTTTTCATAGGGAGCTTCCCCCTCAATCCACACAGCGTTTTTGCTGCTACTCGGGTCAACCATTGCATCGAGTTGAGCATCAATAGTGCTTTGAGATTCTGGCGCGGAGTAGGTTGTATCAGTCCCAAAAGCAGTTTGATCTGCGGCCCTGCCGACTTTGAAGTCACGAGCAGCGTCCACCAGTTGATTTGCCCGATCAAAGATTTCTCTTGGCGCTCCTTTTAAAGCTCGAACCCCCCCTGCACCAGCGCCACCTAACGCCCCTCCTCCAAAGAAAGAAGCGAAAGCTGTTTCTGCTAACCGTAACTTCGCATCTTCTGAAGTGAAGGTTTCATCCAAGTCCATCCTGTTAGCAACACTAATACCTTCTTGCAAAAGCTCAGTGCCAGTTTGAACTACAGCCTGTTCCCCTGAACCCTTGAGAAAGCTATTGGCAACCTGACCATAAAAGGATTTGCTGTCGCCTTTGGACCTGTCTTTAGCAACTCTACCCAGCATTTTGGCGAACGCCACTTCTCCACCAACTCCAATAACCGCTTGAGGTGCTGCTAGAGCCGCTGCTCTGAACGCTTGTACAGGATCTAAATCTTTGCCTGACTCAACTGCCTCGGAGAAGTTTGATCCTGCGATCGGAACGTACTCACCAAAAGCGGCACCACCTATAGCACCTCGTTTAGCTATCTCAAAAGCTCCCTGCGCGACGGCCTGTTCCGCTTCCGTAGCGAGTCCTTTCTGAGCCTTCTCGACACTTTCTTTTACTATCTTTTCTGCTAGTTTTTTCCCTGCAGTACGGACACCGGCTTTTGCCGCTACTGCGCCAACAGCGCCGATTCCCGCGCTTCCTATACTGCTAACCACAAATGGAACAAGCTGCCCTGTGCCTTTTGCTACCTGTTCGAAAAATCCGCCAACAGTCGGTTCACCTAAGAACTCTTCAAATGTTCCTGTAGCTGCCAGCAGCTGTCCGCTCTGCGCTTGGCTCTGTTGCGCTTCCGCAATATTTGACTTAGCAGCTTCTTTATCGCCCATAGCTGTATTAGCCAGCGCTGCAAAGTAGTCAAGGTCGGAATCTAAACCAATAGCTCCCGCCTTCACACTTCGAGAGAAGGTCTCACCAATGTTGGAAGGGGCTGTAACTATAGAGCTAGGGTCTACACTTTGTTGACGAGTGTTGTCTGGGGCAACATCCGCTTGTGACGCTACCTTCGCTGCGTTTTGATAGAACTCGTCCAGTACAGACATATTAATTACCAGCTGGCGCTAAACTCGCAAGCTCGTCTGCGGTGGCACCATTTGATTTGAGCCGCAGGTATTTTTCAAGATACGCGTAGGTATCAGCATCTGAGAATATGCTTCGTACCGTTTCGGCAGAAACTGCTTCATCCATGTAGCCCCCGCGTGGGTCTACAATCTTGAACTCTTTTATAGAAGTACCACCACTAGCATATACAGGTTCTATTCTATTAAAGAAACCGTCATTGCCTTGGATGGACTCTTGATCATCTTGTACGCCGAACGCATCTTTTACGCCTTCAAATACGCCCCCTGCGTCATCAGAAGACAACCCCATGATCACGGCGCTTATGCCGCTGTTAAACACAAGCTGTTTTTGCCGTCTTGTAGCTGCATTTACTTCGGTAGTGAAGTCAGCCTTAGCTTTATTTAGCGCCCCACCCGGACCACTTAGGTTTCGCAGCGCTTGTCTGTCTATACTTACATCGCCGTCCTCATCTCGGACTGCTGCGCTTAAAGCTGCACCAAGGTCAGAACGCATCGTCAGGGTGCTTTCCGCAAACCCGCGCAGATCCTCAACAGCTGATCTGTTTTCACTCATTCGACTCGTGACTGCATTCTGTGCCGAAGTGTTTGCATTCTGCTGGTTTACTCGCGCTGTATCTAAGTCTTTGGCTGAGTAACTTGCTACGCCGGTCTCTACAATATTCTGCATTTCAGAACGAATATTCTCCCTTGCCTGTTCATTCGGGGTGAACAGTCTCAATGCAGCGTAAGCTAGTAACCGATCTTTTCTGTTTAGTTTTTGAAGATCAGAAATCTTTTCGATCTCCAACTCCTGCATTTTCTGTGCAATGGCTTGTGCATCACTTTCAGACACTTCTACTTCGCCTGAATCAACTGCCGCGTCGATTTCATCAACGGTAGTTGTATCTGTTATCGCCGCTGCTGCTTTAGGTGCAGCTTGTGCAATAACGGGAGCAGGTTCTTCTTCAGGAGAAAGTTGAGACTCAAGTGCGTCTATCTTCTTTTGCACAGCAGCTTTAGCACGATCACCGCCTCGACCTGTAGGGATTCTATCTTTTCGCAGCTTTAAGGCGTCAATCTCTTCTTGTATTGCAGCCTGTTCAGGGTCTGGTTTTTTAGGTTCGGGTGAAGCAGGTTTCCCTTCTAGCGCGTCAATTTCTGCTTGTATTTCACGCCGTGGCCTATCTGATCCCGGCCCAGTTAGCTTGCCCATGCGTTCTTTCAATGCAGCAATCTGTTCTTGCTTTGCGTCACTGGCAGGTGCGGGTGAAGGTTTACCAGTTATTTCACTTACTATCTGAGTTGTTTCTTCAGGAGAAGCGTCCGAGAGTAGCCCGGCTAACTGCCGTCTTGCCCCGATACCTGACCTTTGCTCAGTAAGATTAAGGGCTTCTATTTCCAGATCTACTAGCCTTACATCTTCGACATAGACGTTATATCGGCTGCGGCCTGCATCATCTAAATTAGCTATTACATTTCTTCGATAATAATCGTTAGCGATATTCGTCAGCCGCCCCGGTTCGAAAGTAACAACATTAGATTCGGGGTCAGATGACCCGTCCTCTGTAACTGCACCTTTCTCGCCATTGGCATTTGTTGTTTCTATTACAAAACCGCCGTTGTTTTGCCGTCTTATATTGGTCGCGGTTACGCCTTCGCCTAACTCGCCGCTGTTGTTAATAATGTCTAATCCGATCCTTCGCACCGACTGATCGTTGTTTTCCAAGCCATTCCGAAAAGCGTCAATGTTGAGTCTTGTTTTGTTCTCGGGGTCTAAAAGATCAGCAGTTTGTAATCTGTTGACCATCCCACCAGCCGCATCGGCCCTTTGCGTTCGATCAAACTTCGCCTGTTCTCTCGCGTTTTGATCGGTAGCAATCTTCCGAGCAGACTGATAATCCGCAAACCGCCCTGCGCCTGCTGTACCTTGGAGAAAACCTTTTAGTAGAGACATATTGTTACCTATATAAAGATCGAGGCCATGATAGCGGCAGAGGCGAGACCACCAACTGTTTGATACGTTTGTGCTCGTGACTGCGCTTGAGCAGCTCTGAACGCTTGCTGCCTACTGTTGGCATCTGCTGCAGCTGAACCAAGTTGGCTTTGCGATGCTCTATTTACTCCCTGACCGATGTTTATCAGGTCAGAAAGCAGGGATGTATTCGCCTCTTTCTGAGCTATTCGAGCATCGTTTACTGCTTGGATACCGCCTAGCGTATTCGCTAAACCGCTTGTCCTCTGCATCTGTTGCTGTTGAGCAGGCGTTAAGTTAGCTCCATAACGAGACAAGTTTCTCTGCGCCGCGCCTTGCGAGATTTGACCAGCAGAAACAGAATCTTCGCGAGCGGCATCAATTAAGCTGGTGTCATTCTGGGACTGCTCAATCAAGTCTTCTTCGAAGCCACGGTAATTGGTTACATAGTCGTTGTACTCTGCACGAGTTATCTGAGCATAAGCAGCATCTGGGTCAGCTACGCTTTGTAGGTTCCCAGAATTGCTGTAGTTCATAGCATTTTGTTGGGCTTCCCTGATCTGCTCATCTGACAAACCAAACATATTGTCAGCTGTATTCGTCATAATAGGTTTGCGGTCAGCTGTTTTAACAGTCATTACACAGAGCCTCCTTGGTTGCGTAGAGCGTCAAAGAAATTTGTGATGCCTTTTTTACCTGTCTTTTCTCCGTATTTATAAAGGGCTGTCCCTGCAACCTGCCCTAGGGCTTCAGTTCTCGCAGATCTAACTGTTTGATTAGCTTGCGCTCTGCTTAGTGCGTCTGACGTTGCTAGTCTGCTTGCTTGCGCCATGCCACTTTGAGCATCAGCAGCTTGTCCTCTCGCTGTACCCAATACATTGGTTCTCATTTGATTCTGAATTTTCTTACCACTTGTATTGGCAATACCGAGTTGACCACTCAACGCTTGGGACATGTCGCCAGTAGCGCCTACCGACTGAGTTTGTTGGTAACTGGGGCCACTTAGCGCTTGCATCGTGTCCGCATTAGCTCTGGCTCTGAGCGTTTGGCTAGGGTCTTCCTGCATTGATTGATCACGCATGTCTTGAAGCAGCGGATCGTAGCGCTCTTTGAAGTATTTATACTCTGCCATCGCAACCGAAGCGGACGCTTTTTCTGCATCGGACGCTTGGTAATCTTGCTGTTTTGGCTTGCTTCCCATTAAACATTCCTCGTATAAACAATGTGGTCCAACAACCACCCGTCGCCTTCTAAATAGTCGATCATCTGCCGCACTGCTGATCTGACTTCCATTTTCTGCAGCCCTGCCCGTCTAGCTTGCTCTTCAAAAAATGGCAGGTAGTACGCTGCTTTTTTTGCTCCTCGATCTCTTGCCCAAGCGAGCCAAACCAAAAGTGTTCTGTCTTCCGTAAACTGATCTACCTCTACCGTTGTAACCACAAACCCTTCGGTAGTGATCCACAACATGGCTTGTCCGTTGACGCAAGCCGCGTATACATCCTCTTGCCTGAAAGTGAGTTGGGGAGTCCCCTCTAGGATCTCCCGTACCCCCTTTGATACCCAGTCCCACTCTTTGCGGATATCTGCAAGATATGGATCACCCCCTTGAGTAACGGTTTCTTGAAAATCGATACGGCTTGTTGATTCCTCCATAAGTAACCTTCCTAGATACCCGTACATCTCCTTGCCTTGCTTTGCGCTCCGCATAAGCAAGACCCTCATTAAATAAGGTGCCGTACACCTGCGCCCCCGCGTAATCAGTCCAATCTTTGCTTGGCAAACGTAACAACCTAAACAACGCGCCATTAACAATGGTGTCTCGGAAATCGGACATTACCCCGTCATCACAGGCCGTAGACGAAGGTGTAGGCTTTAGAACGGCACGTATAATTGTTCCGCTGACCTCTGTTGTAGTTGGCACAGGTACGAGCCACACGGTGCTTTGCGATTGCTTCACGAAATACTTAGGGGTGCCAAAGTGACTGGACTCTCTCCACTTTGGCTCTCGCTGCTCTAGCAAGGCTGTGGTGATGGCTTCGATCTCATTACCGAGATGCGTGACCCACACAAGTTTGCAGACAGAAGTCTGGGCTGGAGGCTCCAGGTCATACTCATAGATGTTTTTAACCGTGGTAACAGGGTCTAATTCCTGCTGATACACCTCGGTTTTTTCGCAAAACTCAATTACCGCAGAGCGAATACTGTTCTCTATCAGACCGTCCGTACAGCCCGGAACCATCGGAATGATTTCGGGTAAAAGTGACTCGTAAGATGTCGCCATCTATTTACCCCACCTGCTGACCGACTTGAGCGCCGGTTGTAATCCCCTGTGGCCCCATATCTGAATTTGGGCTGGTGATGATATCGATCTGCCCTTTACCAGTAACACTGTTAATAAACAGGTTGTAATGGGTGCTGGCTCTTTGGGCATTGCCAGCGTACTCAGCATCTTTCGTGTAGGCTCGGAACAGGGCGTAATCAACTACGGCGTTGCCGTAGATATCAGGTACTTCAAGATCAGTTCGAGCACCTGTTAGGCCAACAGAAAGCGGGTTGCTGCTGTAGATGATTTCTAAAAAGGCACCCGAGGTTACGCCCGGATACACATAAAAGTTTCTAGGATTAGACTCGTCATAAACGTAATGTTTGACTACTGCTGCGTGAGCAGCATCTCCAGTAACGGTTGGGTCGTGCCAAAGAGGTGTTTGCGCGTCGAGAACCTCTCGACTTACTAATCTTACCGAGCGTCCACCAGTAGCTGAAGCATCGGCACTAGACATGTTTCTTACAACTCTGAGCAATCGATTTCCAGCGGTTGGGATTGATTGCTTTGTGCCAGCAACAAGCGCAACTGTCTCATTAGCCGCTGATGCGTCGGGTTTCAATAATGCGATTTCACGTTGAGCATCATTAACCCACAGGACTAACTCGCCAGTAACGGGCCATCGGATACCAGTAGTATCCTGCAAAGTGGTTTGGATTCTATCGACAACGCTTTGGACTGTTACTGCCATTTATCTATCCTCTAGGAATTAAGGACTATTTCCCAAGCAGCATCTCGCTCTTCACTTGGAATACTTCGCCCCATTAGTTTGTTTACAACTTGTGACTTAGGTGCTCCGTCGGCTTTGAAATTGTCCGGGTGCCCCTCTTCAATTAATGTTTCGAGGCATTCGAGTAGCTTTGCATCTGGTCCAGCTTGTTCGATCTCCTCAACCGGAGTGACCTCATCAGCTATTTCAATTGCTACAGGCTCTTTTTTTGCCTTCGATTCTTTTACTTCTTTCGCGCCCATTTGCAGAGCTAACAGCCCTATCTCATCGGCTACGGTTTTTTCCACACCGGGATAAAAAATAACGGCTGTCCCGCCTGTAGTAGTTACCCTGACTTCTTTGTCTGAAATTATCTTCATTGAATTCTCGCTAGGAAAAGAAAAGCTCCCCCCGAAGGAGGAGCCGTATTTCTTACTGTGCAGTGTCTAAGGCAACTACACCGAAGTCCTGTACAGACCCTGAAATGTCAGAGTTGTACTTTGGCTTCCGCATACCGAAGATCTTGCCAATTGAGATACCTTGCTGGTTCCCGTAGTCGAAAGTATCTTCGACAACTTCGGGTAGCCCGATATCTGCCATAGCAAGTGACTGAGCACCACAGAACAGAGCGCGTCCGCCTACGATGTCAGCGTCAGCACCCCACTTATACCCAGCAGCGCCAGCGTTGCTTGAAGTACCAGTAGTAGCGCCAGAAGTGTTAAACACATGTCGGAACTCATGAACCATGATCCCGTCAACCATCAAGCTAGATGAACCCGCAAACAAAGAGTTGCTTGGCCCACGAACCCCAGCATTACGGACGTTAGTAATGAAATCGGTATCGAGTTTCAATGCTTTCATCTGCTGTGGAGTTACAAACAAGTGGAAGACCTCATCGCCACCTGAACCACGGATACCACGTAAGTAGTTGTCCTTGGCGAAGGCTTTGAGTTCAACGATACACTCGTAGCTCATCTTGTCAGCAGCAGCTACCGCAGTAGTGTCGCCAGCAACCAAACCGCTAGTAGCGTCCCAACGACGATGCCGATCACTCGTAGGCGCAGATACATCTGACGCATACTCTAAGTCAACGAGTTCTTGGCCGTTTACAGCGCCGCCAACTACGGTTCGCAAACCGCCGTTGTTCTTGTGAGTGTAAGCAACGCCTGCAAGCGTCAAAAACGCGAGCTGGTCCATACGGTCAGCCATTGCATAAGCAAGTGCATCTCGTGATTGCTCTCGGAAGTTAACAACTGACTTTTGGTCAGCCAACCGGCCAGCAACTCGGTTTGCGAATCGCAGCTGGTCTAACTCAATCGTAATGTCATAAGCGCGTAACGCTTCTTCATTACCTTCCAAGGTGAAATCACCAGTAATACCATCTCCGGTCATATCAGCCAGAAGCGTGATTACCGCCTTGGTGCCTTTGTCGGATTTAGTAAGTTCAGTAACGCGCTGAACCATAGCGTTTTGTCCAGTTCCTGCGAACTGATTTACGAATGACATGTTACGTGCAACACGCCAGAAGTCCCTGCTCCATGCAGTAAGCTGATTGGAAGTCAAGGACGCAAAGTTAGTAAGAGCCATTTGTGGCCTCCTTAATGCGTACAATTTTCATTTACATTAGCTTTTGCTAATGCTCTCAGCCGACTTTTGGAGCGGCTAATCCGTGCTTCGTATCGTGAAGCAACGTATTAGCGTTTTTATAACGAGGGACGACCCCGGCAGGTTTTACGCCTTTACAGGCGAGGTGCGTTTTTAGCGGCTACGGGCCGATCAGATATCGTTCTGATAGACGTAATCTTTATATTAGTATCGCTAATACATAAAAGCAACAGTTATATCCGCAACTACTTATCCCTTTTGTTCCATAAATCAAACAGGGTTCGGATCTTCTCCTTCATCTGTTCAATATCGGCGTGCATTTTTGCTAAAACAATAACCAAGGTTACGAACCCTAATGCGAGAGGCCAAATGGCTCCAACGGCGTCAAGTACGTCCATAACATTAATTACCTTTTATGATCTTAGGCTCTATGACGAGCGGTTTTCTTAGCGATCTTCTTAGGCTGCTTTGATACTTGCTTTCCTGCTTTGGTGTCTTTGCGTTTTTTTGCGGTCGTCGCGGCATACTCTTTTTTACTTAGGGATTCCCGAGCCTTCTTTGGCAAGTACCGCTCGCCTGTAGCCCCAGAGCCTTGAGTGCTATTTTTTCCGCTCTTAGTACCCCACTTCTCTTTGGTCCATTTCGTAAGCGACTTCTGCTCTTCAGTCTTAGCGCCGCTGTATCCACCGCCCGACGCTTTATAGCGCTTAGTTGCAAGCTGCGCTTTTCGCGCAGACCATTGCCCAGCTTTGCCGCCACTTGTCCCAGCCTTTACGCTAGAAACAATGCGCTTCCATTTTGCTTCGTTAGTACGCGCCATTAATAACCCCGAGATTTAGGCTTATTTCTTACTGGCCGTTTTGGGGGGTTTTTGGTGGTGGGCATTTTTCTCTTTAGTTTGCCGCTTTTGAACCCCCCTTTCTTGTCAAACTTTGCAGCTTTTGCTCGACGCTCGTACTCAGCTTTACTAGCGGCTTTACCGGCGGGTGTATTGGGGTAGGGCTTACCAGTTTTGGGGTTTATCATCGGCATAGTTATGATCCTTTTTTCCATTTAGTTGAGGGAGACTTCGTTTTGGAAGGACTCCATTTAGTTTTGTCAGCCCAATAAGCTGCACTCATTTTGCCTTTGCTTATATTCTTGGCATGACGAGATTTGAAAGCCTTGCGCTGACCAACCGTTTGATTAGTCTTCACGCCTTGCTGCCCAAAACGGATCGTCTTTACCTTGTCACCTTCTTTGGCCACAACGATGTGTGACTTCTTCGGGTGAGAGGGGGTGCGCTTTGGCTTGTTAAACCCGCTCACCCCCGCCCGTGCTAGACGTGGATCTCTTTCCCTAGTCATAGGTCTACCTGTTAGATATCGCCCCGTAGCCGCCTCAGTGTGGCTTCTGGTAGCGCGTTAAATTCTTCCTCTGTCATAGTAGAAAGGTCTAAGGGTTTTTCTCCTCGGTTAGCAGAACTTTCACCGGGTAGCTCAGGAGGTTGAGACTCTGCGGCTTTTAACTTCTTACTTACTTCTGCTCGCTTCTTGGCAACTTCATCAACCGACTTCGCTGTAAGGGCACTTGGTGCTTCTAAAGTCGAAGGCGATTCTAAGTTGTGTGACTTGATGGCAAAGTTTGCGGCTTTTGACAGAGCGTCTACGGCCTCGAACCCCTGAACCATGAAGGCATCACGCAGCTCAATTACTTCCTGAGTCATTTCTGCGTTGTAGTCAGCTGAGTTCTGGTCAAATACAGGGAAATTCGCCTCTAAGTCATTAGCTGCTTGCTGTAACGCGTTAGCTTGAGCGTTTTGTGAGACCTTTTGGGTCATCTCCTGCCGCATTTCGAATGCAATCTGCTCGCGCTCGGCCTGCCTCATCTCTTTGCGGACCTGTGTAGCCTTTGCCGACTCGCCGTCTAACAGAAAGTTCTGGTATTCAAGCTCTTTTGCCTCGTAATCGAAGGCTTCAGGAGCATCTTCCGGTGGAGTCTGCTGCGCTTTTATGTCATCGAGTTGCTTTTGCAACGCTTTTTGCTTTGCCAACACTTCATCAAGCCGAGACTTTGGCACCATAGGCTTTTTGGGAGCCTCTGCTACCGCTTCTTCTAAGGGTTCGGGGTCTTCTGCGACTTCAACCTGTGCTTGATCCTCGATCTCAGTTCCGTCCTCCTCGCTTGCTCGTTCGGGTTCGGGTTCGGGGTCTTCTTCCACGGTGGCGTTTTCGGTTTCTTCGGCCACATCTTCTTCCACCTCGTCTTCTTCAGTCAGGTTTCCGTCAACGTCCAACCCAAAATTCAGATCAAGAGTTTCCCCCTGCTCTAAAGGCTCCGCTCCGGGCATCGTGTCGTACATAATCTTTGTGCTTTCTTGCTCTTCAGCCATCTGTGGCCTCCTATTGGGGTTGGGGTGTTTGCGCGGTTTGCATTGCGGTAGTCGCAATTCGTGCCGCAGCTTGGGTTTGCTGCTGATCCGTCCTCACCTGATTTGTCATCGAGGACAATTCACGGCGTAGGTCGAGTTCTTGCGTCTTCATCTGCAACTTGGCCTGCAGTTCCTGCATCCTCATCTCTGGTGCTACATCCGCTACGTCTTGAACCTTAGCGATGTTGACTGCTGCTTCAGACTGGATCTTCTTAACTTCTGCTTCGAGCTTGGCGATCTCAAGCTGCAACTGCTGCATCGCCATCTGCTGCTGCATTGCTGCTACCTGCTGTTGCTCTGGACTCTGCTCTATGCCCGTCATCATGCGGATACGCTTCGCTAGCTCGCCCTTACGGGCTAAGTGGCTGTACTCGATGATCGCGTCATCCGGTATGGCAACGCCTACCTGACGCAAGTTGAGCGCCTCTGCGAACTGAACCTCGTCGAAGCTGTCTCTCGCAGGTGCAGTAGCCACAACCACATCGTATTCACCCAGCGTAAGGTCATTAACGATCTGCCCTTCCGGGGTCATCTCATTGATAACCATTTCTTCTCTAGGCTTCAGGGGATCGGATTCATTAGTCACCTGAATGATCCGCTGCTCGGTGTAGAAGGTTTGCAACAGGTTCAGGATCTTTTCGGCTAGGTACTGGCGGGTCTTCCGCAAATTGTCTAGGGGCACCTGAATCATGATCGCGCCACGATTCTGTTTGGCTTGGATAGCGATGCCAGATACTTCGGACTTATCCGTACCTAACATGCTGTCGTTAATACCAGAGATGCTTTGGATATTCGCTTGCGCCTTCTGACCAATGCGATCAAGCCCACTGGGGATCTGGTTAGGCTGGATTTTTAAAGGCGGGTTAGTGCCACGCGCATACTCTACGACCAACCCTGTTTCTGCACCGTGCTCTTCCAGATCGTCTACGGTCATCCCGACTAGGGAGCCGCTTTCTACCATCCAGCCGCTGTTAGCGGTGGTGTTAACGATATGCAACTCTTGGCTAGCAATCTTATTCAGCTGCTCCTGTGGGGACAGCAGGTTGCGTACCATACCGAAGGGTCGGCCTCGTCGAAAGTACGCAAAGAACGGTACAACTGTGAAGTCGTTGTAGGGCGACCAGTCATCGAACAGCACTACCTTGTCACAGGTCACGGTCCACCGGACTTTCCGCTTGGTCTTGGTAATGATGCTAAGGCCGTACTCTTTTGCGAACTTCTTAGCTTTGCGATCATTCCACGCTTCAGGTACTTCTCGCTGATCTCCAGTATTAGGGTCAACAAAACAGTCTACGCGAGTTATTCTTTTGTGTTGCCGTTCGATGACTCGCAGTGCTTTGACGTTTCTGTACTCGTCATCTCCCTGTATACCTGCGCCAAGATAATCATCTGTAGAATCAACATCACCAAAACGAGTTTCTTCATATTCGATACTGTCTCGGCCAAATGAGCTTCCATTTTCTGCAATAAATTGGAGCTTGTCTGATTTCTTTTTTCCGTAAAGCTCTTCGATTTCATCAAGCGTCATCCACTTCGTTTCGAAAACTTCATTCCAATTCTTAGGATCTGCATCTTTTGCATCGGGGTCGGGCAGGATATCGAGAGGATCTTTTGCCGTGATTCGGATTTCACCTTCGACATGATCAGAGAAATCCATCCGCACATCGAAGTAACCACGGCCATCCATGATGAGACCATCTGCAAATACCTGCTGCTCGACCCAATCAAGTTTGTTGTTGTCGGCAATCTGCATGTACAACTTATTCAGCGTATGCGCGACTTCCGTATCACCTCCTCGTCTTGGTTTGAATTGAATGTCTGCTCGTCGAGTAGACTGCTCACCTAACACAGTGTTTACCGTGGGTAGGATAGTGTTGATGGTCAATGCTGGACGACCTTCCGCCTCCAAAGCTGCTAGATCAGCCTCATCCCACTGCTCGCCTCTGTAGTAGGAGTCACATTTCTTAGCCATCTCGACGTACTCAAGATGACCGTTGTCCCTAGCCCGTATATAACGGTCCCATTGGACACTGGCTGTAACAGATTCGTCGTCGTATTTGCTCATAATTAGGCGCTCATAGCTGACTTGTTGCGCGGCGTTTTAAACAGATGGTCGATCCTGTCTCGCCACGAGGGTTCTTTAACTACAGTTGTTTGATAGGTCGCAAACTCAGTCATCATCAGACCCAACCACGCAAGGGCATCAACCTGATCATCGTGAATGCCATTTGGAAAGCGCAGCAACTCAGCTACTAACGGACCCGTCCAGATTTGGTTCTTTGGTACAAACACCATGCCCTGCTGCATACGGCCTTGGATGGCCCTAGCCCGTGCTTCCTTGTCCCTACGCCCTGTCTTGAGGTCTTTGAAATATGCTTCATATAACCCCCGCTCTCGGACACGCTTCTCTAAGAATGGGCCTAGGGCCATTTCGATATGGCCTTTCTCAATACCAATGATGCTGGGCTTCCAGACTTCGTACAGATCTAGTATTTGCTCTACTAGCTCAAAGCCATCAAACCGCCCTCGGACAACATCGACCACAAACAGACGGTCATAAGCATCGACTCCAATAACCATTCCGACTGAGTAGTCGTTACGGTCCTTTTTGCCAATTGCCAAATCCCACGCAGCGTAAAAGCGCATTTCATCAAGGTCGATATCGTCTTCTTCAAAATACTGAATCATGTCCCGTGTAAAGTAATCACCGTCATCGGCAACTGGATTTTGTTGGTATAGCGCTGACCAATCTCTAGGGCCAACTGCCTTTCGTATACGGTCTAGGGACGGCTCGTCATATCGCTCGGGGTGAAGGGCTTCACCATAGTTCCTAAACTCTTCTTCCTCTTCAGCGAGTGCTGGATATCGAACAACCTCCCACTCATCACCGCCTTCAGCTGTTGCTTTGAGTAACCGTCCTGCAAGGTCATCGTCATGCCACCTAGTAAGAATGACCAAAACACCACCGCCGGGAGCCAGTCGCGTATACGCCGTTGACGTATACCAGTCCCAGTTTGCGTCTCTGTTGTTTTGGCTTTCGGCATCTTCCCTGTTCTTTACGGGGTCATCGATTACTAGGACATGAGCGCCTTTACCAGTGATACCACCACCCACGCCAGCAGCAACAAACCCACCGCCGTTCGTAGTGAGCCACGCTTCTGCGCTTTGGGACTCAGGGTCGAGACGAGTTTTAAAAGCTGTTTTGTAGCTAGGTTCGCGTAATAAGCCACGGACTTTCCGAGAGAAGCCCATAGCGAGCGATCCAGAATACGAGCAACTAATGAACTCGTGAGCGGGGTTTCGGCCCAAGTGCCACGCTGGGAAAGCAATGCTCGCCAGAGTCGATTTGCCATGTCGCGGAGGTAAGAACAGCATAAGTCTAGGGGACTGTTTCTCCACCACCATCCGCGAAAACTTCTCCAAGCGTTGGCAAACATCCTTATGCACCCATCCCGCTTGATAATCTGGATTAAATCGTTCAACAAAGGGTAGTAACCTCTTTCTCGTAAGGAATCGAAGCGCTAATTCAGCCCTAGCTTTATCTTCGACCGACTCTTCTTCTACTATTTCCGGTTCTGTCTCCACCGCTGCTGGGGTTGCCAGCCTTTCCGCATCATCCGCTTTGCAATAAACACACAATCGGTCCCTACCGCTGAATAAAGTTTCAGAGTGAAGACTCTTACACCTTATACATAGGACTTGTGGGATCTGTAGCTCACTCATTAGCAGCTACAGGCTCTAGGTATTTGTCGTTTTTGCCAGCAAGAGACAGCAACTCCTCATCAGACATCCGTTCCAACTGCTTTGATGTCGCGTTTATCTGTATGCTCACCTGTGGCTGCTGCTCCGGGGCCACCAAACCGTGTAACTTCACTAAACTGTCCACAGTATTCTTCATTTCCGTAGCAGTTGCGGACGCTTGGTACGCGTCCATATACATCATGTGCGCGTTTGCGTGGCTGAATTTCACTTCTTCGCGCATTTGCTCCTTAAAGTACGCTACTGCCGTTTTTATCTGCGGCAATTTCGCGGCTGAGTACGCGGTATCAGCGCTTGCGTACCCCGCACCCCTTCCTGCAGCGGCAATTGTCATGCCTGAACAAATGAGCATGACCAGCTTTTCTTGCTGAACGGTTAATCGACTATCTTCGAGGCCCATGTAAGGGACATGTGCTTTGAATTCCGTGGAATTCGTCACGAAGTTATCAATGGATATTTTTTCGCTGTTTACTTGCGACATCTGCACTCACGGTTTCGTCTAAATACACAAAAATTGGTGATCTTTGTCCTTCGCCTACAGCTTTGAGGTACTCAAGATAGATATGGATATCGACTTCTGGGTTTATGCTTTCAAAAAGCTCCGCAGCTGCACGAGCGTCGTACACTAAAACTTCATGTTCGCCGTCCCTAGTCCCGGTCCCAAGAATTGCGCCCTCAAAACCATCGAGAGTAATCATTTCTTCATATACGTCTTCAGCCATTCTGCAATATTACCAACACTAATAGTTATTCGCAATGATGTTTGTATATGTTGATTACCCACCACGTAAAGTCCTCTTGACTCAGAGATCCTCGAAGCATGTTTACAGCCGAACAGACAAGCTGGACGTTTTGCGGATAGTAACCCTTGGTATGGTCGAGCCTATCGACGCTAGCGTTTTTCGAAGTGAACGGGTCAGCGGCAGGAGCGTGGGTCATATACACGCCTGATAGAGCGCATTTACCTTCTTGCTGCTCCCACAGCTCCATCACATCGTCGGCGTTTAACAGGAACTCTATACCTTGTTTTGTTCGGGTACTTTTTAGTTTGGATATGCCTTTACGGAAAAAGTGATAGAGGTCCGCCCCTGATTTAGCAGTGCGACGAATGTGGTAGCACTGATGGCAAATGGTCTGCGACTTAAACTGCATTTTAGGTTTATTACTTTTACACCCTCTGCAGTATTGCTCGGTCTGGAGCATAGCGCCCCCAAAGTATTAGTAGTGGTAATACTAGCAGAAAAAAATTAGAAAAAATTATTTGAAAAAGTAGTTAAAAATCACTCACGCACTATCTCCCCCCTCCCGTCCATCGCCGCCCCCTCCCCCGGATTCCGATTATGGAACCTTGTTTACGTTTCTGGTTTAGGAACCTTGTCTGGGACTCCTTTGCTTTTTACTCTACCGCTACATCTCTCGCTCCGCTCGTGACGCACGGTTGCCTTTTAACATTCACTTATTATTTAGGAACATCATGAAATTCAACTCAGTAGACAGAAACATGGACAGTCTTAAGCAAAAAGCCCTAGGCCTTAAACAAAAGCTAAAAGACCCAGAGACACACGCCAAAGCCAAAGAGCTAGGATCTAAGACCATCGACTACATCAAAGAAAATCCCTCCGACGTATTCCTCGGCATCATGACCTTCGTCATCCTCGACATCGAAGACAGCCTAGAAGACATCGAAGACTCATCAGAACTATCTGCTTACACCGACGCATCAACCTTTCTAAACAGGATCTAGCCCAATGAACTCAATCACAAACTCAATAATCAACACCGCAACCACCATCGCAGTAATCAGCCTTCCTGTAATGGTCTCTTACTTCATATTCACAGCCTTCGTTGAAATCCCTGTAACCCCAATCACCGACGTTCCTCAGTTCTTAAACTGCAAACAAGACCCACTACTCACCAAAATCAACCCAACTAACACATGGGTATGCTTCGAACCTGAGTAACCACGACCAAACCAACCAACCACACAAGGCGAACCGTCAAACGTTCGCCTTTTTTATGCCAACCACCGGCCACCATGTGCTGCTGGCAATCCTAGCTATGTGTCAAATTGACAATAATCACTCGACAACCGGCATTTGTCTAGGATTTGGGGTCTAGGGGCGGCGCGGCGCTGCTGTAGCAGGTTGTAGCAGGTACTGTAGCAGGTACTGTAGCAGGTTGGGACTACCCTGTTATAGACCCTAAACCATTGATCCTAGTACCTATTTCCTAAATACTGTCAAAAGTGTAGCAGGCGTAGCAGGTAAAACCCGACTTAGTAATAAACAGAGTATGTTTTTATTGTTTTACTTCCAATTTGAATTGAACTTCAATTCAACCTGCTACCCTGCTACAACCCTTTAAAAATGGGCATCTAACCTGCTACACCAACCTGCTACACAACCTGCTACAAATGGGTTTAACCTGCTACACCCTTTGATAGTAGTCACACTTCACAATCATTAACAATGATCATAGTCAGACCACATTCCACTCCGTTTCATGTGTACGGTTGTTGTTTTCACATTCATTATTATCATTTGGAGAGTTAGATGAGCAAACAAAACGACATGATTGAGCTGTATTACCACGTAAATAGCGACACGTTTTACCCTAATAACGTAGGTGACGACAACGTGAGGGTAGTCCCAAAAGCGATTTATGAGGCTTACGATATGAACCGTAAGGCAATGTACGCTCTTGGAGACTACATCGCCCGTCAATTCAAAGAACCTGTTGAATCACTCGTGTATTGCGATGTATGCGGCTGCGATTACGACATCGATGAACCCTGTGAGTTTCATTAATAAAGGAGAAATACATGTCTCATTGGAGATTAGTTCCTGACTGGGAAGAGAAGTTCCCAGACGTTAGTTTCACCGACAAAATAGCTGTGCATTTTGAAAACGGCAGCGTGGAGTCTATCAAGTGGTTGTACAACGATACATCCCGGTTGGAAGAAATCAACTGGGACAAAGTAACTGATTGTCATGTCATCTAGTAAATGCGCCGGGGGGAGAAATCATCACTCCCTCCGGTCGTGACGCACGGTTACTATTAGTGAATACAATAACGTGTTCATTTGACGTACACTACAAGCATGGAGGTGCTTATGATTAGATACAACCAACCATTGGACTTCAATGAGCCTCATTGGGATTCAATCCCTGAAATCAACGAGGATGACAAGCCATTCTCGTTCAGAAATCCGTTGTTCTTCTTGATCAGCTTAGAAGATGATGAAGATACGATGGAAGATTACGACGATCAGTTGATTTTTTGATCTGTAGATATTAGCTTTACTAACAATCAGTCATATCAGGAGGATTTATGACAACACAGAACTATAGCTTCATCCCAACATCCCTGCGCGATAGTGCAGCCAAACGTGGTTACAAGGGCGACATCGCTAAGTTTGTTTCACAGCACCTTAACGACGACAACCAACCACTAGATGCTTTATTCGAAGCATTTATTTATGCCTTGGAAAACAACGAATCGGTTCACCCGTTCGCAATCGTTGGCTTTCTTCAAGACATAATGAATCAGTCTTGCTGGAATGCACGACGCTTGTTCAACTCCAACATAGTTGCTGATGATATCAATGGCGCTCCTTGGGGTTGTGACGCTGCCGAACGTGCCAAAGAGCATGTCGGTATGGACATCAACAACGAAGAGTTGCTGACTGTAATCGATGACGATTTCGATCAGCTGTATCAACTACACGCTTTGTTTTTACAGAACCTCAAAGCCGACATGGATAACACATTGTGTTACTTCAGCCGTAGTGAAAAATCAGAGATTGATGACTCTTGGTCGGTCGTTGCAACGTGTGAAACTTTTGGTGACGCAATGGATGAGATGATTTGCATCACTGAATCCCTCAAAGCCAAGTCAGCTGAAGACATGCGCGATCAGTTCAAGAAGTTCAAGCAGCAACGCAACGCTAAAGCAGCGTAACCCTAGCCCCTAGATGAAAGTCTAGGGGCTTTTTTATCCCCGGCCCACCAACGGTGTGCCATCGGAGAATGTACATGTACCTAAACGACAACTTAGATCAAGCCATCAAAATGCTAATAAGCAAAGCACTTGAAGACCTCCCTAGCTTTGACACTGACGAATGGGAAACCTTCGTCCAAATGTGGCTATGCAAAGACGAACTCGATAAAGGTAATTGGAAAATGATTGGAGAAGAATACTACCAGTCTTTACTGCAATTAAGCGCACTAAGCGACAACGGTAACTTTACGTGGGCACACTCCCGAGATCCACACTCGCGCTATGGCAAGTGCGACCTTAACAGTTATATTTTAGGGTAATGCAACCAACCTACGGCTACAGACGAGTGATTGATTACGGTGTCGAGTGCCCGGTGTGCCAGTCACTTAACGGTGTAGACATAGAAGAAGACGACTACTTCGACTACATGGCTTGCCGCAGCTGTGGCACGACAGGTATCAAACTTAAAAAAGAAAAAACATTCGAGGAAATAACATGAGCGACTTAGTGTTTACCCCAACCCCTAGCCTGCCGACCCTAGACCCTAGCCTGCCGAACCTAGACGCTAGCCTTCGGGCGCAGATACAGCTGCTCATACAGCATGAGTTAGATGTGCTTACCGAGAGCGAATGGTTCATTGAGTTCGTTGACGAACGAATCACGCAGGCATTTGAAATTAACGAGGAGGACTAATGCTCACACTACATGACATTGCAGCTTCGATTGATTACCTAATCAGCGTTCAAAAATACCACCAACATATATTTGACCATGCTCACGAATTTCAACTGACAAACATGAACCAACTACTTGACCAAATGTGCGAACAAATTGACGACGACTTAAACGCAGCGGACGAACAACGCGAATTTGAATCCCAAGAAAACAGGAGGCTAGATGCCGATGCAGCAAGAGCTATACGTTATGTCCAACGATATTAGTAGAGGTAATTGCATGGTTAATAAGATTATTGAACCTTTCATGACACGTCTTGATGCAATGAAGGATAGACAAGAAGAATCCTTCTATTACGACAAACGACAAATTTGCGAAATGCTTAACGAAGCCTATTTCCTAGGCCGTAAGCAAGAGCGACAAGAATGGGAACAAGCAGCTGCACCTAAACATAGAGCAGCTGTCCCATAACAGGCTAAGGCAGTGATTCGCCTAGGAGCCGGGGTGATCCACCGGTAGTCAAAACGGATCAAATCAACTAACCATAAACCAAGAGGGTTTTACTATGAGTGAATTTATCACTGTCAAAGTCATCCGTGTTCCGGGTGGCGTTCAAGAAGTAGCTATCGACGATGGCTCAACTGTCGCTGATGCTTTATCAGCAGCTGACATCTCTCCCAATAGCAACGAAGCAATCAAGATCGGTGCCGAGTCTGTATCCCTAGACTCTCCTGTACTTGACGGCGACCGAATTGTTATTGCAC